TACCCACGCTCATCCAGTGTTCATTCGACCAAGTGTGACCACCGTCATCTGACCATCGGAGCATGACCATCGGGTTACTACCCTGACCGTCATTCAAGCCTGTACCGGACTCAACCTCAAGCTGGAGCAAATGTTGAACGGTTCGCTTCAGATCGTTGGTGCCCTGAGGCAATGCTCGCCATGATCTGACCCATTTCTGCACAGCACCATGATCGTCGTAAACACTTAGATCAAGAGCGTAGATGTTTCCGTTGAGATAGTCTCCGACAACCGTGTTGTTCTGGAAATTGGTCTGACAATTCGAGCAATGGCGAGTGAAGTACCCATTGCTGAAACAGGCACGTTCATGCCATGCACCTGTGGCGACATCGTAAACCCATGTCTTGTTCACTGTCGGGAAAGTCAGGACATAGAACGCATGGCCTTCCTGCTGGTAGGTGTAGGCTATTGCGTTAGAGGTGTCACCGTACTGCTGGATCGCATACTCGACAGCATGAGTGGACACACGAGAGGCAAGATACCCTTGGTTCCGGTAGACCATACCGTAACCACGAGGGTCATTGCCCAACCAGAACACCGAGTTGTCGAGCTTCGCGACAGAGTAGGGCGCGAGGCATCCCGTCTCATTGAACGCACCCTGAATGCGCTGAAGCGGGAATGGCGATGTACCAGCGTTGTACCAGACCTCAGTGGTGTCCGTACCGAAAGCCCAAAGCTCTCTATTGTTCGACATTACACACTGAAGCAGATCCGGCAGACCCTCAGCACTGGCGAAGTCGAGAGGATAGATCATCGTACCGTCAAGCAGCGATGTAATCCAAAGTCTCTGACTCTCGGGTTCGTTGAATACGAAGTACCCGTCAAGGTAAGTGACTGTTACAGCACCGGGGAAATCTGGGTCAGTAATCTGGGTAAACGTGTTCGCCTGTTCATCGTAAATGAACCCGTCTGGGTTACAGGCAAGGAACAACTGATACCCATTGTCCGCAATAGACACCGGACCACTACCGGTCACATCACCCAACTTCACCGGGTAATACGATTTGTCGATCTTGAAGAACTCGCTACCAGACACGACATAAGCATCGTCACCATTGGTCTGATGTGACCAAAGTGCGCGAATTGGCCCTTTACCGACTGTCGCCAGTTTTCGCAGACCGGGAGTCCTATTGAGAAATCCGTTTTCTAATCCCCCTGCTGGCACGACTTCGGGGAACAGATTAATCATCACATCGTCAGCAGCATTGATGCTTCTGGCGACATAGGACTGACCTAAAATATTACTTTTCATCAGAACGAGCCAGCGTACACGTTATACCGCTGACGCTTGGCTACAATACCGTAAGGCATCGCCATGACATCATTCGGGTTGTTCATGCTCTTGATGCTGCGCTTGCTCGTAAGCGCAATCCGCTGCACAGTGGGAGGCGGCTCAACACCAAACTCAGCAGCGATCTCACATGCAAGGTTGTACTTGAACGCTCTCAGGTAGCCCGGAGGAAACGCGATCACAGTGGACAGGTTCTCGGGTTTGGCGAGTTCCTCAAACGAAATGATGTGGAACTCCAACGCTCGCAGTGGAACAGGGTAGACCACCATCTCGATGTTAGGGAACGTCATGTTGGTGAACATGACCTGGGGGTAGGTGGAGGTCACGGTTTTGACCGCGATACCATCGTACTGCTGCTGATTGATGAATTTGATGCCATACGACACATTGGTCGATGGGTCACGGAAATAAGTCGCATCGTCCATCTGAACCGGACGATTACCAACGAAATCTCCCGTTGGTCCGAGTGTTCTGGAGCGGGTGCTGGAGGGCCAAGTGAATACCTGATCCTGTGTCGAGAAGATCGATAGTTCCTCGGTATTCCAGCTATCGATCATTTGCTGCATTGCAGCCAGTGCGTCTTGTGATGTGTCCGCAGAGGGCGTTTCACCTTCGGCGAGCTGTCCAATCAGGCGCAGGGCCGCATTGATCTGGTCACCGGCAGTGAAAGTAATCATCATCAGTCCTCAGGCTGTCGTCGTTTCCGACGAGTATTAAGCACATTTGTTGGCTGCAAGAAGTCAGGCATTTCTGGATTATAGCGCACCCAACCATTTGATTCATCATACGCCGCCTCCAGTTCCATCGTGGCGACTTTAACTCCGTGGACAGGATGTTTCAGATATATAACCGGCATAAATTCTCCATTTGAAAAAAGGGGCCGAAGCCCCTTTCTCATTTAGGCGACTACGGCAAATTGCCATTTCGACCCATCGGATACGAAGAGCTTTCCGGCTCCCGTAGCGTTGGTCGTGGTGGCAATCGATCCTTGCGGAGCGGTCGTAGTGGTCGAGTTGGCAGTGATTGCTGTGGTCAGGAAATACAGACCAGCGATCATGTTCTGCACAACAGGGCCGGACGGTGACGAACAGATGATCTGTTCCGCAGCGATGTAATCGGTTGCTTCAACAGAGTCAAACAGCGGGTCAGCGTACGCGACACCAATCGCTTTCGTGTTAGGCATGGGGGTATCCCTCAATTAAACCCGGTAAACAGTCCAAGCACCATCACCTGTTTTGCGGAACAGGAATCGTGCGCTTGAGGTGACTGCAACTGCGGTCAGAGCGTTACCACCATCGGTGATGCCGGTGCCGGTGACACTCAGAGTCACAGCGCCCGAGCCAGTGCCGATGTTCACGATAACCAACCCGAAAGTTGAACCAACCGTGGCGCTCGGTACTGCGGCATCGATCTGTGCAGCAGTCGGCAGCGTGTAGGTAGCCGCAGTGGATGAAGGGTTCGCAACCAGAATGTTGCCAGTGATCTGGGCAGCACTCAGGGATGCGGTTGCGGTTGCGGTCTGAGGAACAGCAGAGTACCCCATAACCACTTCATTACGGTTGCCATCGCCAAGCTGATAGCCACCAGAACCATTAGGAAGAGCCATAATAATAACCTCGTTAAAATTTCAAATATGCTTCCATGACCGACGTTTCCGAATATCCGTAATGGATTGAGGAGAAACGCCGTACATAGCCGCCAATTGTCTACCTGACTCGTTACTCGCACGAATCGCCAGCACATCCTCTTCTGTGATTTTCGCAGCATAGCAGTCTTCACCACGTTGCCCAATACGCACAGAAGTAACAACTTCTTCGTCGATATGCTGCCACGATACTCGCTGTTTAATGCTACCTATCGTGGACGGAGCGACATTGTACTGAGTCGCGATTTCAGTATATGGTCTAGGGTCTTTGAGTATGCACCGAACTTGTTGCCTCGTAAGAACAGCATGACCGTTTTGCTCACCCACTGGTACTTGTGATCGACCTTTCTGCACCTTATCGCGCATATTGTCAGCGTTCGTTCCAGAGAACAGGTGATCCGGGTTCACACAACTCGGATTATCACAGGTGTGAAGAGCTTGCATTCCTATCAGCAAATCGCCCGTATGCAACGCATATGAGAAACGATGCGCTTTAGTGAACATTTCATCTCCTACAGCACCTCTAAATATTCCGTAGCCGTTTTTATCCTTACTCAGTTTCCAAATCCAGCAACCTTCCGACTTGACTACGCCCATCCAAAAACGATCTTCGGCAGATAACCCTCGATTTGATCCACTGTGACGACTTAACGCCACAGGCGAACCGAACTTCTTGTTTCTGCGCCAGTGCTTATTGCATAGACCTAATGCCAAGACCGGAAGGTCACACTCTTTAATGCAGCATATCGTATCGTCCATACTATCCTCCGTTTAGTGGGAGGATAGTATAACACGTCAATCCTACACTACACTAAAGCCCCTATCAGCCCCACAATCGGCAGGCCATCTGCGGACGGATAGTGGAAAAACCATATAAGACATCCAGCCTTGTCGGCATCCGGTCATTGTTAATATCATATTGACGTACCATACGCAGCGAGATGCCGTTGTGAACAGCACGAGATGCCATGTCCACACCCTGCGGCAGCAGAAGGTCAGCGGTTGCGAGGGTAATCGCGTCCTTGTGGTAGACCAAGTTCTGCGCGTACTGGGTAGATGCAGCACCCATGAAGATGACACCCTTGCCGTTCTGCGGCAGTACATCAACAGTCGCCAGAGCGTGACCGGCTGAGTACATCGGGGCCACAGTGATGCTACCCGCACCAGAGCCGTTCAGGGTCACATCAGCCAGCGCGACAAACTGGAACAGAGAACCAGTTGATTCGCGGGTCTGCGGGTTGACCTGGTAGCAATCAGCTACGGTGAACACATCACCGGCCTTGACGGTGGCGTTGTTGCCAGCACCAATGATTGCGATAGTGGTTGCACCTTCGCTGGTTACAGCACTAGCCAGATTGCCGCCGGTAACGCTGCGAGAGCCAGTGGTGAACTGCTTGATGGACTGAGACATGTTGATCTCTTCAAAGCCCAGTACGCCAGTGCCCATCATGCCGTTCTTGAACTGCTTGGACACGGTGTCGGTCGGGTTGAACAGACCTTTCATGCCTTCAACCAGACCAGCATTAGCGGCAGGGTTAACAGTGGCATAACGAGGTGACATTACAGCAGCATTCTCGTTCAGCTTCTGCTGGGCCTGAAGCAGTACCAGAGAAGTGGAAGGAGTGGTGCCGGGAGTACCGACAGAGTTGCCGATGGTCCTGAACGCATTGCAAACGTCTGCGTCAATGCTGGCAGCCAACTGGCTGATACGAGGTTTCAGAACACGTTCTGCAAAATCATCCAACTGAAGGGTGAGTTCAGCAGAGGTGAAGTTGATGCCGATGTGCTTCTGAGAAGCTACGGTCAGAGTGGTGTACTGCTCGTTGTCATCCTGAACCTGAAGCGCAGCACCATCGGTGACAAGGGCGCGGTCAGGCAGACGGATACGCAGGGTAGAACCGATCTTGGCACCTTCAACAGCGAAGCTGTCGTCGTACTGACGGGTCACATTACGGGAGATAACCAAGGAGTTTTCGAGAATTTCTAAACTCTTACGGGTTATCATATCAATTGTAAGAAGTGAATTACTCACTGTACATTACCTCAAAATTAAGTTAGCGGTATCTCTGCGCCTCCAGCTTCTTGATCTGCCGTTCCCGTTCTCTCTCGATCCACTCTGACGTTGACATGTTCTTGATGGAACGTGGGTCAGTAGTGTCGTAACTGGGTGATCCAGACGTACGAGCTGTCACAGGCGCAATCGGTGCTGGCGCGTTAGAGGTTTTCTTTGTGACCGGTTCGCTCGAAAGTTTCACCTCGATCTTACCGATCTCCTTCGCTTGCATGATGGGCGACAGTTTGGAGATGCGCTCTGCTTCCTTTGGATTAGACCCAAGGTAATAAGCCACATCGGGACCAATATCCGAAGACTGGATTGTCTCAGCCATCACATCCGTGATTCGGAGATTCGGGTTGTAAGCGACAGCTTCAAAGTCGTCGTACTTATCCCGCGCCTCTTCTTCTCGATTGTGATAAGCGTCAATCACTTCCGAGCGGTAACGCTCTTCTTCTCTCTTCCTGATGAGTTCTTGAGCCTTGTGTTCAGCTAATGCTTCAACATAGGCATCATTGGACTCATAGTTATCGAGAGAGGGTGCTTCAGATGGAAGTGGTGTCTCAGCGACACGCCGTTCCTGCTCCCGTTTCCATTTGCGTTGCTCTTGAGCAAGCCTTTTGCTGACGATTTTGTCGAGTTCTTCCTGACTGAAAGTTCGCTCAGGTTTGGTTTCGACTCCTTCTTCAGCAGGGGTTTCCGGCAAAGAAGCTTCAGGTTCAGGAGTAGCCGTCACATCCTGCTCTGGCGCAAGGTTCTCACCCGCTAATTCATTCATGTTGAATCCTCAGATTCCTCGGTGAACCGCACCGATACGGTTAATCGTATGCTACTGTAAATTCAGCAGTATTCGCAAGGACGATATATAAACCGTTGTTAAAGTATAGTCCCGCAGGGAAATTCAAATAAGTCGTACCAGCGACAAGCGTGATGGTATTGGATATTTTCGGATCACTGGTATTCGAGTTCTTGGTGTCGTAAATCGTCAAAGTACCACTGGAAGTGGCCGATACCGCAATACCGTACAATTTACCAGCGCCGACTTTGACCTGAGTGGTCGCGTTGAGTTGTTTGTAATTAGCCATTATGCGAGGAACCTCAATTTATAGAGTGTCGAGAGATAAAGCTCAATGATACCGTCAATCAGGTTCTGCATGGGGGTATCGTCCTTCTTGCAGATCTCATATCGAGCCTTCTCAATCTCCTCAAGCTGGTTCTTGAGAAACTCGACAATATTGGTAGTCTTTTTGGCTGACATGAGCGATACAGGACCGATCAACCCATGACGACCCTGAAAACTTTCAGCAAATCCGTCAGCCAGTACGACTATCTCGGTGTAAAACTCATTCAGTGCCACATGCTTGGCATAACTGCGGGTGTTTAGGTGGACACTGTGCGCCACATCCCGAGCGAGGAACAACATCCCGACAAACTCAGAGCATTTCATTTATTTCTCCTGGTTCCTGAACGGCTTCTGGAGCCTCCATCATTTCATTCGGCATCTCACGGTGAGGTGCGCCACCGATCAGGTCGCCAGTGTCCAACGCCGCTGCGATGGTGCCCATCACGATGTCCTGAATTTGCTCCTCAGTCATCCCGGCAGCCGTGGCGCTGATGCGCTGAGTCTCGGCCTGATACGCCTTGATCTGCGACTCAAAGTCTTTCCGTATCTGCTCCTGAACTTCGATGGACTTGCTGAAATTCTGGATCATCTGGTGCATCTGCTCCATTTCCTGACCCATCGCCTGAATCTGCTGATTCGCGGCTTGCAGTGCGGGAGATTCATCTGCTTCGGAAGTGAGTTTCGGATCAATGGTCTTGGCAAACCGTTTCGCCATCTCCTGCGCTCCAGGCCAATCCATGTTCTTGACGAACAGGTCACCGGCAACAGCCCAAAGTTCTGGATTACCCTGTAACAACTGAGCCATCGCTTCAAGAGATTCCTGACGCTTGGTGGCGTAGTTCGGGCCTGTGGTGACGACTACATCGTACTTACCTACACTCGGGTTGTAGATCTTCTCAATGGTGACACCGTTCTGATCCTGAATGGCGCGAACCGGCTCTTGCTGAGTCGGATCAATCTTCGCCATCTTGGTCTCACCATCCTCACCGATGATGCGAGCGATGCGCTGGGTATCGTAGATTTTCGGGATGAGGTCAACGAGCTGCCGGGTGACATGACGCACCGCACGAGCCAGATTATCGACATAATGATAGGTGCCTACGTCAGACTCACGCTGGCGAGCGAGAATTGCCTTACCAGACCGCTCATTCGACTCCTGACCGAGTGAAGCATCATACTGACCGGTAGTGTTCTTAATGTCCTCAGATGCGCCCATTTTGGCCTGAATAAGCCCCGTCTGAGCCATCGGAGGGGTGGAACGCTGAGG